AGACCTGATAAAGTTTGGAATAAATTATCTGTTGCAGAAAAAGAAATAGGTGGTATACCAAACTCAAGTGAAGATATAAGACAGGCTCATGCCTCAGCAATTGAAAGCTACATAAACGAACATGTTGGAATTAAAATAGACGGCTCTTACGGAAATATGTATTTTAATGAAACATTAAATGATTGGTCAAAATTTGATATAAATAAAAGAACAAAATTTGACGCAGCTATAAGTTCTGGTTTAGCAATCATGGCTTGTAATAAAAATTTATACGTACCTAAACAAATAAAACAATTAAATAGTAAAGTTAACTTTAGTTTTGCTAAATACAATAACAAAGGAAATATTTCAAAAATAATACAATAGATGTCAAAAGTAGTAACAAAAGGTTCTTTTCCAAGCCAGGCGGTTCCTAGCGCTGAGAAAGCTGATTTAAAATATGGTTTGCAAGTTGCAAAAGCTATAGAATCAGAATGGTTTAAAAAAGATTCAGGTAGTACACGTTATTTTGCAAATAGAGACCAGTTTCATAGACTAAGGTTATACGCAAGAGGAGAACAGAGTATACAAAAATATAAAGACGAATTATCTATTAATGGTGATTTGTCATATTTAAATTTAGATTGGAAACCAGTTCCTATCATACCTAAGTTTGTAGATATAGTTGTGAATGGAATACAAGAAAGAACATATAATTTAAAAGCATTTTCAGTTGACGAATCAGCTTCTAAACAAAGAACGCAATTTGTTCAAGATATGCTAAATGATATGTATGCAAAACAATTTGCAATGGAAATGGAAGAAGCTTTAGGAGTAAGAACACTGTCAAATGATCCTGCGTCTATACCTGAAAATCCTGAAGAATTAAATCTTCATATGCAATTAAACTATAAACAATCTATAGAAATTGCACAAGAACAAGCTATTGATAATGTGTTTTTATCAAATAAATATAATTTATTAAAGAAAAGATTAGATTACGATATATGTGTTTTAGGTATTGGTTGTATTAAAAATAGCTTTAATACAGCAGAAGGAATAAAATTAGAATATGTAGATCCGGCTGATTTAGTATATTCATATACAGAATCACCTTATTTTGATGATATATATTATGTAGGAGAAATAAGAAAAGTTTCAATTATAGAGCTTAAAAAACAATTTCCTCAATTAAGTAATCAAGATATTGAAGATATACAAAACAAAGGTGGCAATAAAATATCTAGAAAAGCATACAGTGATTCTTTAGATCAAGATAAAAACTACGTTCAAATATTATATTTTGAATATAAAACTTTTGAAAATCAAGTTTACAAAATTAAACAAACAGCAACAGGCGCAGATAAAGCAATAGAAAAAACAGATTTTTTTGATCCGCCAAAAGATGCAAGAGCAAGATTTGAAAAAGTAAATCGTTCAATTGAATGTTTATACGAAGGTGCTAAGATAGTTGGTCATGATATGATGTTAAGATGGAATAAAGCAACTAACATGACAAGGCCAAAGTCTGATATTACAAAGGTACAAATGAGTTATAATATTGTAGCGCCAAGAATATATAAAGGTAAGCCTGAATCATTAGTTGGTAGAATGACCACATTTGCAGATATGATTCAAATAACGCATCTAAAATTACAGCAGGTTCTTTCAAGAATGGTACCAGACGGCGTGTTCCTAGATGCGGACGGCATTGCTGAAGTGGATTTAGGTAATGGTACAAATTATAATCCGCAAGAAGCGTTGAATATGTATTTTCAAACAGGTTCTGTTATTGGTAGATCAATGAATCAAGATGGCGAATTTAATCAGGGAAGAGTACCTATTCAAGAATTAAGAACAGGCGGTGGTAATACTAAAATTGCAAGTTTAATACAATCCTATAATTATTATCTACAAATGTTACGAGATGTTACAGGATTGAATGAAGCACGAGACGGAGCCCTACCTGATAAAAATGCTTTGGTTGGTGTACAAAAATTGGCAGCGGCTAATAGTAATACAGCCACAAGACATATACTACAAGGCGGATTGTATGTAACATTAAAAACAGCAGAATCGGTTTCTTTAAGAATTTCTGATGTATTAGAGTATGGAAATACTAATCAATCATTTATACAATCATTAGGTAAATTTGATGTTGCAACATTGGAAGAAATAAAAGAATTACACTTGCATGACTTTGGAATATTTTTAGAGTTAGCTCCTGATACAGAAGAAAAACAATTATTAGAAAATAATATACAAGTTGCTTTAGCTCAAAAACAAATTGAACTTGAAGACGCTATAGATGTTAGAGAAATTAGAAATTTAAAATTAGCAAATCAGTTATTAAAGTTAAGAAGAAAGAAAAAACAAGAAGCAGATAGAGCTTTAGCACAACAGAATATTCAGATGCAATCTCAAGCTAATGCACAATCAGCTCAAGCGGCAGCGGCAGCGGATATGCAAAAACAACAAAGTTTAGCTGAAAGCAAAGTTAGAATTGCACAAGCACAAAACCAATTTGATATTGCAAAACTTGAAAGAGAAGCAGCAATTAAAAAAGAATTAATGGAATTCGAATTTCAATTAAACATGTCACTTAAAGAACTCGAAGCAGACGTGATTAAAAATAAAGACAAATATAAAGAAGACCGAAAAGACGAAAGAACAAAAATACAAGCAACCCAACAAAGCGAGTTGATTGACCAGAGAAAAACTGGTAAACCGCCAAAAGATTTTGAATCTGCAGGTTTTGATAATTTAGGCGGATTTGGTTTAGAACAATTTGAACCAAGATAACATTTTAACAATTATATAATATTTTATTATGGCAGAAGAAATTAAAGCTAAAGTACTAGACTCAGATGAAAAGTCTATACAAGAAAAAGAACAAAAAGTCCAGCAAAAATCAACAAATTTTGATAAAGAGTCTGGAATGTATAAAGTAGATTTAACAAAAATTAACAAAGAAAAACCAAAAGAAGATGCCGTTCAAGAACAAAAAACAGAGGATGGCGTGCTACGCGGAAGCAGCGAGAATGAAGAAACTGGGGAAAAAGCCGAAGTGGAACTGCAAGGAGTACGCGAAGAAGAAAAAATAGAAACACCAATAGTAGAAGAAGTTATAGAAGATGAAACAGATACAGTTAAAACAGATACAACTGACGAGGGAAGAGTGGATGACTTCTTTGAGGCTCCCAACCCCGCACCGAAACAAGAAAAAATATTACAGGAAGAAGAAACACAAGAATCTGAGCCTTCAGTAGATTTACCTGAAAATATTCAAGACTTAGTAAAGTTTATGAATGAAACAGGTGGAAGTATAGAAGATTATGCTAGATTAAATGCGGATTATTCAAATGTAGAAGATAATACTTTATTAGTAGAGTATTATAAACAAACAAAACCACATCTTAGTTATGATGAAATTCAATTTCTAATGGAAGATAAATTTTCAGTAGATGAAGAATTAGATAATGAAAAAGATGTGAGAAGAAAAAAACTAGCTCTTAAAGAAGAGGTTGCAAATGCTAAAGGCTTTTTAAATGGGCTTAAGGATCAATATTACAAGGAAGTCAAGTTGGGTTCTAAGTTAGCTCCTGAGCAACAAAAAGCAATAGAATTTTTTAACCGATATAATAAAGAGCAAAAATCAGCTAATGATTTATTAGCGAGGCAACAAGATCATTTTAAACAAGAATCGAGTAAAGTTTTTAACGAAGAATTTAAAGGTTTTAACTTCAAAGTTGGAAAGAAAAAATACCGTTTTAATGTTAATGATACTAAAAAAGTTGAATCACAAAATTTAGGAAATGTTTTCGATAAATTTGTTGATAAGAATAATCTTCTTACCAACGCGAGTGAATTTCATAAATCTTTATTTGCTGCTTCAAATCCTGATGCTATAGCTAATCATTTTTATGAGCAAGGTAAGGCAGATGCTATTAAGCAAATGTCTGCAGAAGCTAAGAACATTAATATGGAACCTAGAAAAACTGCAGATGGTTATGTTGAAACCGGAGGAATAAAGGTAAGAGCTATATCGGGTGATAATAATTCAAAGCTAAAATTCAAACTTAAAAATTATTAAAACCTAAAAAATTAATTAAAAAATGGCAGACACAGAATTTGTAACTGGGACAGGCGGTTTAGTCACTCCCAGCGTTCAAAAAATGACTCTAGCTAGTTCTTATTTAGATATAAGAAATAATGGCTGGGCTCAACAATACTTACCAGAATTATATTCTGAGGAAATAGAAAAGTATGGAGACAGATCAATTTCTGGATTCATTCAAATGTTAGGTGCAGAAATGCCTATGGCTTCTGATCAAGTTATTTGGTCTGAGCAAGGTAGATTGCATTTAGC